TACCGCACCACCACCCTGTAATAAGGTGTTAAGTGCAGAGTGTTGAGCGCGGGTATAGATGATCCGGCCATCATGTGAGGTAACATAACCTCGTCCGTTATGGGCAGCCTTGACGGTCTTAATGAGTTTCTTTAGGGCGGGTAAGGAACCTTCAATTCGACTGATTGAACGCTTACCAAAGCGGACGATCTGGGCATCACGAGACTCACCGGCAGGGAAGGCCTTGTTGAAGGCTTCCTTCTTTTCGTCAGTAAAGTCTTCTAATACGGTACACCCTAAGCCGTAGGCTCCAGAGCCATAGAGCCAGGCATACATCCACGTTTTAGCATGAGACCTTGAGTTGAATTGAAGTGCCTCTTTGTTGAGGGTGTGGGCATCTGTGCCATCCTTAGAGCTTCCTTTGGATACAGCCGTTGCGTAAACCCCACCATCATACTTAGCCATGTAATGAGAGAGTTCAACTAACTCAAGTGAGCCAGCATCACAACCGACGAGGCGTGAACCTAATGGCACTGTGAAGAGGGCGCGGCATTCCAGACCATAGGGCTTACCGTTGGCAGGTGTCTGGGCTACGTTGGGTGATGAGTGGGTCATGCGGCCTGTGATAGTGCCATTGGTTTGAACCCGACCATGTATACGATTGTCTGCACCAACTTTCTTGATCCAAGCATTCCGACCTTCAGCCAACATTCCTAGACGCTTAGATACCATAAGGTATTCCGTCATCTTTTTTGCTTCAGGCCAAGGCAATGCAGCCATGATCTCTTCATCAATCTTAGGCTTACCACTAGGTGTGTACTCACGAGGAACCCATCCCAGAACCTTCTGAAATCTATCCGCAATGTGATCACGGGAACCAGGGTTAAACACTTTACATTCAGTCTTAGTAACCTCCACTCCCTTGGTGTAACCCATCTTTTTATTATTGACCTTAGGGATAAAACTTTTGCCTTCCACATACCAGGGAGGAAAAACCTTGGCAGCTTCTTCCATCAATTCGGCAGCTCTCACTTGAAGTTTTGCGGTCAACTGATCAGCGGCATCAACGTCAAAGTAAAAGCCGTACCGCTCTTGGCGACAGACAATAGCCTTAACCGAATTCTCTAGTTCCAATGCTTCTTTGCTGTAGTTCTTTGATTCGATAAGCTCCACTAACTTCCTTAAGACTTCGACATCCTGAGTGCAGTAGTCATCCATATCTTTACAGAATGGAACAGTACCCCAAGTGTGATCATAATCTTTCGGATTGAAGTCACCTTTGTTGTTCCCTAAGCGGAAACCCCATGCTGCCAGTTTGTGCATCCCTGTGTAACGCTGGGTGTTAAACTCTGGAGGCAGCTTACCTTTTCTAAGTGCTGCAATATCACGGTCATAAAGGTCTGTGTACACCACGCCTGTCCATGCCAGTGAATCTATAAGAGTTCCTTGAGGATTCCAGTGGGGGTACAGTAAACGTATAGCTGGGTAGTCAAAGCCATGTCCATTGTGGGCAATGATGTCGCCAGTCTCTAACCACTTAACGCCGTCATCGAGGGTGCCATTACATAACTCAGAATCAGAAAGGGTGCCTGTAATAGGGTCTGTGTAGACCCCCTCATTGAACCTATAGAAGGCTTTTGTTTCTGTGTCATAGCCATTAATGCAATGTAACTTAGTGACTGTATCGAGTAGGCCGTCTGTTTCAATGTCTATTATTTTCACGCTGATATCCTTGTTTTAAAAGGGCAAGTATTTCTTGGCGACAGTATCCCATTCACTGGGTGTCACATCATTTAAACGGCGGCCTGATAATGCCTCTAGGTATTCTTTCTTAACTTGCTCTTCCTGCACCAACTCATCTGCGAGCTCTTCTGCTTGAAGGCGTAGACCGTTAATTGTTGAGTCATTGCTTATGAAGTAATCCGTTTCACGGTTAAGCCCATCCTCTGAGCTATGTGATGCGACAGCGGGTGCAAGGGGGCGATAAATCTCTACGACTACGCCGCCCATGTTATCTATCCAAGTATGCTCATTAGGGAAACGGACATCAGTAATCAAACAATACTCCGCACCATACTTCGCATAGCTCTCTAACCTAGGTGTTAGAAGTTTTAGCCATATATCCTCATCAATGCCACGGCCCCACTCAGTTCCTAATGTTTGGAGCATCTGACGCGGGCTATAATCTATGCCAAAATCATCCAGTAGCGATGTCTCTTTAAACTCACGATCCTCTATTTCAAGAGGGTGTATATCTAACATAGCAATGACGGCGTCCTTCAATGGCGCTGAAATTTGATCAATGGCAATAGCCCCAGATATACGACAACGTTGATCCAGGGCGGTCTTCAAAAGCTCTGCAAATGTATCCTTACCAGAGCCTGCTTTTCCTGTTATTCCTATAACTTTCATGTCAATCTCCTTAGAAATCACCCCCCGATTTATCTAAGAAGGGTGACTTGGTTTCTGTTGGTTTTGGTTCATCCGTGATGTGGAGTAACCCGGTATGCGTTTGATAGCCCAGGTAATATTTCTTACCTGTTGCCTGTCCCGTAAACCTGTCCTTAAGAACTCTCAAGGTGGTCGTCTGGGCAATGAGGGGATCATCGTTCTGTTGATCACGCTCTAAGCCGAGCATGAGGAATGACCAGAAGCCGATGGCTCTGGAACCTTTGAAGTGGCGGGACATAACACGGCCACCTTCTTCGTGAGGTTTGCCGTCGGGTGTTGCGAGGTGGGAAACAAAAATGATGCAGATGTTTAGACGCTTTGCCGTTGCAGCCATGTCGGCCATGATCTTCTCTAGGGCTTCACGCTCATTCTCTTCAGCCGCCGCGAGTGCAGTGAGATGATCCAGGTAGTGAATCTTTACGTCATGAACTTGGGCATTGAATGTCATACGGGCTTTCACCACTGACCATTCTGTACTGCCCCATGAGTCATAGAAATAAATCTTACTTTTTGAATCTAACTCTTCAACGGTGGACATCAACTCTGACTGTGACCAGCTTGCATCGGGGACATGAAAACGCTTTCCCGCATACTTACCTGCCATTCTCTTCGCTGTCTCTAGGGGTGACTGCTCAAGGAAGTACATAGCAACTGGTTCATTCAACTCCGTGACATCAAACATTGCTTGCTGTGTCATAAAGTCCGTCTTACCCACACCAGTTCCAGCCCCTAGAGCAATGATCTCTCCGAGCCGTCTACCATAGGTGTGTTCGTTTAAGGCGGGGAACATCCACGGTAGGCCTACCTCAGGTGTCTCCAAGATGCGATCCTTTAAATCACCAAAGGTGAGGATGCCATCGGGACGATACGCTTTGGCATTCCATAAGGAATCCACAAGCTGTGCTGAGTGACCTACCGTGAGACATTCATTAGGGTCTTTACCGGGGAGGTGGGCGATAGAAGCCTGCCCTGGTTTTAATAGTGCGGCACATTCTTTAGCAGCGGCCTGACCTGCGTCGTCCATGTCAAAAGCGAAAACGACTTTCTCAAACTTGGCTAAAAATTCTGCCTGTTTTGCTATGGCTTTTTTTGCACCCTGGGCTCCATTTGGTACGGAGACAACGGGCCACTTATTATTTTGAAGCTGACTTATAGTGAGGGCGTCTATCTCACCTTCAGTGATGATGATCTTCTTTCCACCATCACGGCATGTTTGCATACCGAACAGTGATAGCTTCGACTTATCACCAACCACCATAAACTTCTTGTCAGCGAGGCGAACTTTCTGTGCGACCACTTGGCCGTCTTCATAGAAGTCTGCGATCTGGCAGGTTGCCCCCTGAAACGTACCTACGCGATACCCCATGTGCTTACAGGTATCCTTGCGAATCATTCGTTTTGCGAGGTCTTTGTACTCCCCCTGAAGTAACCCTAACTGTTTCTTGGGTTGGGGTTGTGGGGCATCACTGCCTTGGACGTTTGTCTGGCAAGCGAAACAGAATTGGTGGCCGTCATCGTAAAGTGAATTAGCGTCACTTGAACCACAGTTGGCACATGGTACGTGTTTTATAAATTGAGACTCTGGGTATTCCATGTGCATATCCTTTGCTATTGAGAGGTGGGTTCAGTTTTATCCTTATATACAGCCGCACAAGAACGGCCATCGAGTCCTATAGCCGTTGACATCTTCATGCAAGTTGACACAAAGCGAGGGCCATGGCCGTCAGATGTACCAGACTTGAAAGATTTAAGATGGGCGAGTTCGTGTGTGATGACGCCTAAGAGGTACTCTAGGGGTATCTCGGGGTGTGCTAACTTTTTATTGATTAAAATCGTGAGGTCATGGGGGTTGAAATTTATAGCCGCGCCAAGTGTCTTGTTCTCAAAAGGCACCCATGCTGAGTTTATTTCTGTGCAGTTAAGTGGTTCATCAACGCCGTTAGTGGCGAGGCAC